AGAAATTCATTACAAACAGGAGCAGATATAGTAGTTATAGACAGTGTTGCTGGTTTAGTTCCTTCTGACATTTTTACAAATGAACAGGGTATTGGGTATAGTCCTATAGGTTGGCAATCTAGAACATGGAATCAAATGTTAATGAGACTTATACCTGAATTAAAACACGGTGGAGCTTTAGTAGCAGTAAATCAGACTAGAGGAACTATGGGTAATGTACAACTTATGGATACAATGCCGGGTGGAGAAGGTCAAAAATATTTCACTCATTGTTGTATGCATTTTACTAGAGGTTCTTGGATATTAAAACAAGGTGCGAATAAACCTGCAAAGATGAGTGATAGGATAGGTTTTGAAATTAATGTTAGACTACTAAAAGATAAGTTTGGTGGAGAGAAATTTGAAGAAGCTATCGTACCATTTAAACATAAGGGTGGTATAGATATAGTAGAAACATATATTCGTATGGCATTAGAAGAAAACTTAATTAAACAGAGTGGTGCGTGGTATTACTATAAAGATGGAAAATTTCAAGGTATAGCTAAAGTAGTAGATTGGTTTAAAGAGAATCCTGATGTATATAAGGAGTTAGTGAATGACACGGAAAAGTCATACATTACAGGAAAATCTGATAGCTAAAGTACTTGATGAAACAGGGCTTAGATATGCTAGGCAAACACCTGTAGGTAAATACTTACCTGACTTCATAGTAACAGAAATAAATGTTATAATAGAAGCAGATGGTCCATTTGGACACTTTGCTAAAAGAGATGCAGTTAGAGATGAGTATTTAAAAGAAGCGGGATATGAAATATGGCATATCACAGAAAAAACATATAAAGATATAAAGGAAAGATTATGGCAGGAATTAAAGCTATAAATAAAAAGAACCCTAGTAAGGGTGGTAAAAGAACTAAAAATCAAGATAGATGGTTGTTAAAATCTATTGATAATGTATTAGGTAGGAAAAACAGTCCTCCAACTAAAGGTAAATTTTATCCTTCTGTATTTGGTAATCCTTGCGATAAGTATCTTTATCTTGCATATAATGGATTATTAGATTGGGATATTATACAACCTAGAGTACAAAGAATATTTGATCATGGTGGAACTTTTGAAGGTCGCATGAAAAAATATTTAGAAAAAGCTAATCTTTATATTGATGATGAAGTTACTGTAAAATATGATGATCCTCCAATTTCAGGTAGAATTGATTTTATTATTACACACGAAAAACATGAAGAAGCTTTATTAGAATTAAAAACTATTAAAAATGAAGATTTTAAAGAACTGAAAGAAACTCCAAAACATGAACATTTAATTCAATTACAGATTTATCTTAATATAACTGATCGTAATTATGGAGTAGTTTTATATGAAAATAAAAATGACCAAAATTTAAAAGCATTTAAAGTTGACAGAGATAAAAAAGTGTGGGAAGATGTTCTTAATAGATGTGAAAAAATAATGGAGATGACTACAGAACCTGACCAATGTACAGGTATGTGGTATTGTAAATGTAAAAACAGGAGGTAATAATGGAAAAAAGATGGGGTTATGAAAATGCAATAGAGTTTGCAAAGAAAGAAAGAGATTCTATACCTAATGTTCCTTGGGTTGAATTTCACCAAAATGCAGCAGATAGTCTAGATTTTGCTGATGTTATAGGGGCGACTAATAAAGAATTAGAAGAATACTTATCTAGATATGGTGGGACTAAAGCTATACTAGAACAAGTAGTAGCGAGTCATGAAATGAAACTAGGAGCAATGCAAGCTCAGTTTGATGAAGAATATAACGCAGCATTTGCAAAACTTATGCAAGAAATATCAGGTAAGAAACCAACTAGAGATGAAGCTAGAGGATTAATTATGTCTTCTAATAAAAATTTGATAGAATTATTTAAACGTAAGACTGAAATGGAAGCCGCAAAGAAGTATGAAGAAGGTAGATTGAAACTATATACTCAATGTTGGGTTACTATTTCTAGAATTGTAGCCCTTAGGACTAAAGGAATTGAGTAAACTTTAGTATAATATATTAGGAGGAATTTTTTATGTTAGGAAAATTGAGACCTCAGATATTTCTTGCCATTGTAGTACTCGGTGTTATGAGTGCCTTAGGTGTATACTACGGACATATTGAAATAGCTACAGGATGTACGGGGGGTATAATAGCATTAGGCATGAAAGTATTAGAAAACGAATAAAGATTATTATAGGAAGTATATTATGATAAAAGAAAAAATAATGCAATATATAAGTAAATGGAGACAGAGAAGTTATGAGAAAAGTGATAATAAAATCAGTGCTTAAAAGCTTACCAGTTGCTAGTTCTTTAGCAGTGGGAGCTGGTTTAACATTAGCACTTATGAATAGAGAAAAATTAGAGAATAAAATATTTGATAAATTAACAGCTCGTCAAATATTTAAAGAAAACATCCCTTTATAATAAAGAATGAAATATTTAGGACTAGATACATCTAGTAAAGCAATTCATTGTGTTATATTGGATGAAAATGGGGACTTAATAGAATCATATAAAGCCACTTGTAATACTAAAGATTCTTTTAAAAAACGATTCCCTCCTTTAATTCATGAATTTGCACGAATTGTAATAGATGAAATTGATTTTGAAACCGTAGATTACGCTGTAATAGAAGAACCTATTTTTGCACAAAATAGAAATGTAGTGCGTACTTTATCGGAAGTAGTTGGAGCAGTATGGACAATAATGTGTATGAGTGAAATTCCAACTACTATAGTAGATAATGGAACTTGGAAAAAAAATATAATTGGTAATGGAAAATCTACAAAAGATGATATAATGAGTTATGCACAAGAAAAGTGGGGAGATAAATTCCCCGAACAAGATTATGCAGATGCAGCTTGTATCGCACTGTATGGAGTAAAGGAGAATAATAATGGGAATTCCTAAAGGATATAAAAAAGCAAATGATAAACCAACTTTTGCTTTTTATGACAAACCAAAAGCTAAAGATATTAAAATAGAAGATAAATTACCTGAAGGTATGACAGCCGAAGAATTTAAAGAGAAGTATGGTAAAGTTGTTTGGTGTAATTATTATAAATGTTTACATAACGTACAACCTAAAGGAGCGAAACGAACTATAGCTACTTTATTAGAAAATCCTAACTATAAACCTCTAGGAACTAAAGATGCTATGATTCAAGGTGTATGCACAAAATCGGAAATAGGCATTAAATTTAAAGAAATAAAAACATCTGGTGGAGTAAAACATAAAGTACCACAATGTTTTAATGCTGCAGATAATAAAAATAAACATAATATGGACTTTAGTAAATTATTACAATCAGATGGTAGTCCATTCGGAGGAAGCATTGAATCAGGAAACGCTGATACAGGATGGTCTAATGCTATGTACACGTAATGCCTAAGAAATTTCCAAAAGTTATAAAAGAACGAGCATTTAAATTATATCTTTCTGATGATTATTCTGCTAGAGAAATAGCTCAACAAATTTCTGCCGAACATAGAACTGTAGTTAATGAGCAGACTATTTATGCATGGGTTAGACAAGATGATTGGAAAATTAAAAGAGCAGAAGTGCAAACTAAAGCAATTGAAAAAGTTCAAGAAAGTGAATCTTCAAAACTTGCAAAAATGCAAGATGAACATCAATCACTTTATAAAAGTATTAGAAATAAAGCTGGATCAGAATTACAATTATTAGATTTTGAAAGAGCTTTTGATGCAGTTAAAGCTTTGGATATAGGAATACAAGGAGAAAGACAAGTAGCAGAAGGTTTAATTAACATTCAATTTATACAAGATGTTGTTAATATTTTGGTGGATGAAATTGATGATGAAAAATTAATTAAAAAAATTGCTACTAAATTAAAAGTTTTAATGGCATCAAAAGAAAATGCGTGATGAATTAACTACATATGAAAAGGCATTTGAATTACTCGCAGAGAAATTAGAAAAGAGTAATAAATTTGCTATAGGAAGTTTCTGGGAATTTGTTAGAGATATCTGGTCAGAAGGGTTTGAACACCCTGAGTATTTTAAAGCTTGGCATGTAGGAAAATTATGTGAAGAAGTTGAAGAATGTATTGAAAATAAATTAAATTATCTCGCTATATTACCTAGGGCACATTTCAAATCTACAATATTAGGGCACGCCTTTAGTATTTGGAGAAGTTTAAAAGTACAAGGTAATGCTAATATTTTATATTTGTCTTATAGTGATACTATGGCTAAGTATCATATATCTGAAATTAATAAAGAAGTTAATCGTAATCCTATATTAAAGGAAATGATGACTAATAGAGCTCCTAAAGCTGATTTTACTTTTAGATATGACACAGGAAACGGTGGTAGTGCAGAGATATTACATGGGGGATTATTTTCTTTCAAAAGAGGTATGCACGTTAATGGGGCATTAATTGCTGATGACATATTGAAAGACCCTGAAAGTCCTTTAGCAATAGGACAAATGGCTAAAATTGAAGACCATTTTCTTACAGAGTCTCTATTCATACCTAATCGAGATGTACCAGTAGTAGTTGTGGGAACACCTATGATGCCCGGAGATTTACTGACAGTATTAGAGAGAGATGAAAGATTCGTATCTAGAAAACTTCCTGCTCTTGATCCCGAACCGGGTAGAAGAGTATTGATGCCAGAATTATATAGTGAACAATGGTTACTAGAACAACAAAAAGCTAAACCTAAATCATTTGCATCAGAGTTTTTGTTACAACCTCATTTTAATACAGAAGCATATTTCGGTACTGAAGATATTGAGAAGTGTGAGGATGATAATTTAAGATCTTTACCTACAACTTTAAAACATAATTTTGAAGATGATGAAGATATCTTTGCAGGGTTTGACGTAGGTAAAAAAAGACACCCATCTCATTTAGTAGTATTCAAAAGAAAAGGTGAACGTATAGAACAGATTCATCAATCATGGTTAGATGGTTGGGATTATTCAGATCAAATAGTATATTTAAATGAAGCTGCTGAAAATTTCGGACTTACAAAAGGTTACATAGATAATACAAGAGGTGAGTTAGAGGATAGAGGATTAGCTAGAGCTTGGTATCCTTTAGCATTTAGTTTAAGGTCTAAAAATAATATGGCACATATATTTGAAGAATACATTCATTCAGGTAATTTATTTTTAATAAGAGATCATAGACAAAGACAACAAATTCTTTCTGTAAATAATGAATTAAAAGCTCCTGAGACCCCTATGGGTCATGGGGATGCTTTCTTTTCTATTGCTATGGCATTACAAGCTGCATATGAAACAGGTATTTATAACATGCAAACTATAGGTGATTTACAAGATTTCGTATCAGATGTAGAACCTTCATTAAAATATCAAAATTTAGATAAAAATAAACCAGAAAAGCTACTTGATTTTGATAAAAAAGTGTATAATGATAACAGCATAGATTTACAAGCACCCAATCCTTCGTGCACGGAAGATGTTTGTGGTCCCTCATTATGGGTGCCCGCTAGAGGTTTATGTTTATACTGCAATTATCGAAGATCATAGAGGAGGTTTATTTTGGTCACATTATCACAACAAGCAGAAACAGTAGCATCAAAAAGATATTATTTAAAGGACGAGTCAGGAGAACCAGAAGAAACTGTAAGGGGTTTATTTCAAAGAGTTGCAGAAGCCATCGCTTTATCTGAAATACAGTATGGAAAATCTAATGCTGATACGGATTTAACACAAAAAGAATTTTATGATATGTTATCTAATCTTGATTTTGTTCCTAATTCTCCTACGTTAATGAACGCTGGAACTGAACAAGGAACTTTGTCTGCATGTTTTGTGCTACCTTTAGAAGATAGTATGGAAGATATAATGAAGACTGCACATGATATTGCTATGGTTCAAAAATTTGGAGGGGGCACAGGATTTGCATTATCTAAATTACGACCAAGAGGAGACCACATTAAAACTACACATGGTATAGCTTGTGGTCCAATTCAAGTATTACAAACTTTATCAAGAGTCTCTTCTATGATTACTCAAGGCGGAAAAAGAGATGGAGCCAATATGGCAGTTATGTCTATTGATCATCCAGACATTCTTGAGTTTATTAATTGTAAAAAAGTAGAAGGAGATATACATAACTTTAATATATCAGTTGGTGTAAGTTCTAATTTTATGAAAGCAGTAGAATCTGATAGTGAATATCCCTTGATTAATCCACATACTAATAAAATCGTTGGTTATTTAAATGCTAGAGAAGTATTTTCTAAAATAATTTATGGGGCATGGAGGAATGGTGAACCGGGAATAATATTTTTAGATAATATAAATAAAGATAATCATGTTAAATCACAATATGGAGAGATGATTGCGACCAATCCATGTGGTGAACAACCATTGTTAGCGAATGAATCATGTAATTTAGGGTCAATTAATTTAGCTAATTTTGTAGATGTTAAACAAATAAAACCTTATATTAAATGGGAAGACCTTAAAACCACAATTAAATTAGCTACAAGATTTTTAGACAACGTAATTGATGCTAATTATTATGCAACTTCTGATATAGAAAAAATGACTAAATCAACTAGAAAAATTGGTTTAGGTGTCATGGGATTTGCTGATATGCTTACACAACTTAGAGTTCCCTATGATTCTAAAGAAGGTAGAATAATTGGAAATGATGTAATGAAATTTATTAGAACTCATGCGGATGAAACTTCTAAAGAATTAGCTGAAGAAAGAGGTGTTTTTCCTGCATGGCATGAAAGTGACTATTCTGAGGATGCAAAATATAGGAATGCATGTAGACTAACTGTTGCTCCAACGGGAACTATATCTATGTTTGCAGATACATCTAGTGGTATTGAACCCTTATTTTCGTTGGCATATAGAAAAATGAATATATTAGAAGGGGAAACTCTTTTTTATGTAAATAAATATTTTGAACAAGATGCTAAAGAATTAAATTTTTATTCAGAAGATTTAATGGAACATTTATCAAATGGTGGTTTATTAAAAGATAGAGGTGAAATTCCAGAAGATATAAAAGAACTTTATAAAACTTCTCCTGAAATATCTCCTGAATCTCATGTTGGAATGCAAGCAGCTTTTCAGGAATATTGTGATTCAGGTATTTCTAAGACGATAAATTTTGCAAATGATGCTACAATAGAAGATGTGCATACAGCTTATATTGATGCATGGAAGTCTGGATGTAAGGGTATAACTGTATATAGAGCTGGTAGTAGGGATAAAGAAGTGTTAGTTACAGCACATAAAACTGAAAATAATGAACAACTTAATTTTTTTGATGAAATAGAAACACCAATTAGTGATGAATATTTCTTTGCTGAATGTTGTGATTCACCTAGAATTGCAATGGAATCAGGATGTAGAACATGTAAATCTTGTGGTTGGAGTGCTTGTTATATAGCATAGTTCTCAGTTTTATAAAAAAATAGTATAATAATAGTAGGAGAAAAGATATGCCTATAGGAAATATGTTAAGAGATAGACAAGAACAGTATGTTGCCCAAAAGGACACTGCTGGAACTTGGAGAATTCTTGATACTTGGCACAAAGATTTGACTAAACTAAACCCGGAAGATGAAGTAGATGACTCAAGTGAGGCAGTTACTATTATATCAGAAGGGGGATTTCTAGCTTTAGTTAGAGAAGCAACTAGAT